ATCTGTCTGTCTGTCTGTCTGTCTGTCTGTCTAACGATTGTGTGCATGTGTGTGTACTTTGTCAAGTATTTACGTGCCTCATCCAATGTGTTTGATGTTTCCTTGCTTAAAAAAGGATATCCATACTTTTTAATCACTTGGCGAAAATTCATTTTGGGCTTTAACCATGTGATATTATCAAATGTTTTAACAAATTCCCTAATTTCGGGATATTCCAAACCCGTATCAACAAACACGCCGGGGATATCAGGATAAAGGCCACGAACAATATGTAATAAAACTGTACTATCCTTGCCGCCCGAGAACGATACATAAACACCATCCGTGCCGTATTCGTTAACCCATGCACGAATTCGGGTTTGTGTCATTGCTATTTTAACGGGCAATGGCATGGATTGAAATTGTCTTAAATCATCCATTGTATGTACGTTTGCCATGTTATTCCTCCTTATCCGCTTGTTTAATCCACTTGCCCATTATCAGGAACCTCCTTGAATAAAATAATAAAACCTTGGTCGGAACAATCGGGTATTTTATTCACTTTTGTTTCTATTACGTTTATGATTTCATATTCCCATTTGTTTTGTATTATATCTAACCATTCTGTTAATTCATCGGCAACGGGTTTGAATGATAAACGTTGTTGCACTATTTTGGCATTAATGATTTGGCCCATGTTTTACCTCCTTTGTGTATTCCTCGTATTCCTCACATGCCTCACGTTCCGGGAATAATCCCCCATGGTTCAAACAACAATGGCCTACCATTCTTTGTGGATTATCCACCACGAAATATTTGCAATATTTGCATCGGTTTTTATATTCCATCAGGATCCTCCTTTATTAAATCATCGAATGTTATTTGCTCCGATTCTGTTTCCGGGGTTTTATCGGTTAAACATCGGATTGAATCCCACAAAATGCGATAACCACAATTCCAACAAAAATTATCATTGATATCCTTTAATTGATGGCCGCAATGGCCGCATGTATACGAATCGTATTGTTTGCCGTACTTGCCCTTGTGGAATTTGGGTTTTGCCCCAATATACGCATCAATGGCATATTGCCTTTGTGGTTCCGAGATGGCCGATGGTGCCAAATCAATCAATGCACAATATGCATGTTTTTGATACTTGCATGAATCGCATTCGCAAATGCATCGGGCCTTAAATTCTTCACGCAATGCATTTGCATCAATCAATCGTATTATGCTCATCAGGATCCTCCTTAAATACCCACCATTATAAAATTATCGGCCTTTACTGTTTGCCTTTCGTAATGGAATCCATTTGGCGTAATACCATCAGGAATAAAAACGAACTCGGGGTTGCACTCGCATTTGCCATCGCACTCATACTCGAGATAACCGATGCGGCACGGGATCCATTCGGATCCCATCTTGCATTTACCATCGGCAATATAATCAACCAATCCCGTGTGTGGCATGATTTCGCCTGTTCTATGTACTAACATATTGTTGCCCTCCTTTTGGTTTGGATCCTGAGGGGGGGTTGCCCTCAGGATGTTATTATTTAATTGTAAAGATGGATAACGTACTTATCATCTTTGTTAGTAAACGGAACAAAAACATACTTGCGACTAAATCTCCATAAATACCATAAACCGCCGTTTGAATCCCTCCAAATCTTACCGATAACATAGTCATAACCTTTTATTGTATACTCGCCGATTGCCTCGCATGTGATTTTGTTTTCACCATATTCACTATTAATTACATACATTGCGGTCATTGTCTTTTTCATGTTGTTGCCCTCCTTTATCTTTGTACCTTTAGTATACACCATTCAAATATAAATGCAATACTTTTTTCAAACATTCCCGAAAAATAAAAGGATCCACGCCGCACCATGGATCCTAAGAAATGGCATTAATACACGGAAATTGCCTATATTACAAAATTGTGCGGATTCTGTAACCGCTTATCGTGCGATGTACTTGGCGGCAACGTACCCGGTACCATCCGCCAAGGCATACCAATCACCAATTGCATCGCCCTTGATATCCACCTTGGATCCCTTGGGCAATAAGCGAACAACATTTTTATTATCCGCCGTTGACATACTCGAACGAACCCTTAACGGATCCTTGTTCGTGTTTACTGTACCAACCCATACAACGGATTGTACCGCATTGGAGAATCCGCACGGGGGAATCCTCAGCACTTGGCCAACCTTGATTAAATCGGGATTCTCGATGCCGTTAAACTTAACGATATCAGATACGGCACAACCCCACTTGGATGCCAATTCGGATAATGTATCGCCCGGGGCAACCTTGTATTCCTGAGATGCAACCGGGGATGGATCCTCATGGGGTACCTCAGGAACCTCAGGAACCTCAGGAACGGCCCCATCAACATAATCAATAAACGGAATCTTAAACCATTCAACGAATGCCGTATTGGCCAATTCTGATTCAACCACACCATAATCGAATCCCTTGGCCTCGATGCACTTGCCGCCTCCGATATAAACACCAACATGGTTGTTTTTCCATAAACCGAGGCCGATAATCTCGGGGATGGATCCAATGGGGCCTTTTTCTGTTGCCTTTGTATGGAATGAATTTGCACTTAAATCATATTGTGCATCATACACCGGGGTTGCATCCTTGGTGCCGCCCATCAGATAATTTTTGATGAGGCCCGAACAATCCATTACACGTTTGCCGAAATCGCCACGGGCCTTTGCCGTTTCGATACGCTTTTTCGAGAATTGGTTAGGGTATCTTTTGGCACAATCTGATAACAGTTGTTCCGAACCGATGGTGCCGTATGTTCCGTACCAATACGGATTACCAATCATCGCCCGGGAAATTCTTGCTAACTCGATGTTATTGGGCATTTTTCTTCTCCTTTATTTCATCTATTCTGTTCCACATTGCCTTTTGTTCACGCTCAACGAGGGCCATACGGGTATCAATATCGTTGACGTTCTTTGTTAATGATTTTACATCGGCCTTAATGTCATTGGTAGTTGAATTTATATTGTGCGTCATTAAATTTAACTCCAATAACGATGATTTCATTTCATCTCGCACGGAATTCTCCTTTTCAATATCTGATTTCTGATTGCGTGATTGCGTGATAATGAACGTGGATACGCCCACAACCATCATTATGCAAGAAACAACCAACGATATGATTGTAATTGGGTTCATTGCTTGTTTGCCCCGTCCGCAAATCCCTCGCCTACGATATAAGCAATTGTGGATCCTGTTACCATAACAAGGGCCGTAATTGATTCGGGATTGCTTTTATCCGGGGATTGAATATAAATCACGATGCCAACAACAAATGCGGCAATCGCCATCCAAAATTTCCTTGATGTTAATTTTCTTTTCCAATCCATATGGGTTTCCTCCTTTCTCCTTGATTATAGCACAATACGCAAAAAGGAATACCTTTCGGGTATCCCTTTCCGTGCATGTATGATAAACACCCGAATGGTATTACCTTGATTATACCAAAAAATAAGGATGTTGCGTTACTTCGCCACATCCTTACAAAATCCCCGGGGTCGGAATGTATCTTTATTATACCACACAAAAAGGGAATGCCCTGTTTGGAACATTCCCCCTTTGTTGCCTGATTGATTATGAATAGTATGGTAATCCCATTATATCACTCATGTTTATCCCTCGTAAGGATCCCCACGAACATCAGGGATACCGCAAAGGCCACAATAAAGATAATCAACCCGGTAATCATTGTTGCGTAACTGTATAAATTACTTTCATGGTTTTATCGGCTGTTTTTGTCTTAACCTCATCCAAATTATTTTTCGTTGCACAATAGGGGGTTAAGAATTGTGCACCGATATAATTGCCCGATGGTTTGGAACCATTAACAACCCAAAGGCCTTTGTTATACATGATTTGCCTGTTGCTATTTGTACTTCGATTCGGTGCAATTAGGTTGTTGGGTGTGGAATGATTAACAATAACACCATCCTTGATGATGATATTACAACCAAATATGAAATCTGATTCGGGGTTAGTCCACAATGGTTCATTTGCGGCCGCATTGCATGTAAGTTCGGTTACATCATTTGCATCACCCAACTTGCACTTGTATATTTTGCCATCAACCGTGGATCCCGCATAAACATATCCATCCTTGATGGCAAAGTGCATACTACTATCGGCCATATTAGGAGCAACCCAACGTATTGTTGTTGTATCCACAACCGCACCCGTTGTTTTATTGATTCGAGTAATGATTGTATCACTCGTGCCATCATCATCCTTTTGCAATGCGTACAAATAACCATCATAGAATTGCCATGAGGGAATACCATTATTGGAGGATAGATCCACGCTCCATGCGGGTTCGTGGTCGAATACATCAAAACCACGGGTTGTATATAACAGATGGAAATTATATGGCTTTATAGGATAAAAATTACCCTTTCTGTTGTTGGATGGATCGTTATTGCATATTAATATTCCATCATCACCCATGGCCATGGCGTTCATATAATTACTGTTTTCATCATACAATTGGCCCCAATATCCAATGGCATTGTTATCAGTAAACGAGGGCACACGGGGGAATAACATGTAATTACCATTACCGAAATAATTTTGTGCGTTTCTATGGGTGAGGGCAACCGCCGCAATGTCGCCGTTACCATTACTCGTTGCCCAATCGTACACGTAACGGAATCCATTGGGGTTGGTGAGTATACCCGATTCAACGCCGTTATAGGATCCTTGTTTGGGATCCGCAACCGTATATTCATTCATTGTTGCATATGCCGTGGGTACATTATCACTCCAATCGGCAAAATAATCGGTATCGGTTAAACCGAGGGATTCCGGGTATAAGGTTACACCGCCCAACAAACTGTTGTATATATCACATATACATCCATTTTTTTGGTTGGCCGCTGTTGCATCGTATCCGCTACCCTCAATTCCACGGCCCATAAACATATTGTTATTCAATCCCCACGGGCAACGGTTGTATATATCTGATAATGCTTTGGTGAAAAAATTATCATGCTTTTCCTCATCCAATACCTTGCCCGTGATAGGATCCCCGAATTGGATTATTACGGATCCATGCAATTCGGAATCCTTTGCCTTTACATCGATGCCGTTTGGCTTTTTTATTATGTGCATCCTGTTTCTCCTTTCTTATGTCAAATTATAACCCTTGATTGTGGCCGTAATTTCGACAAAATTGCCCGCATAACTATACGTTCTTATATATGTATCAGTTATCGCACAAAATACAACAACATTGCCCGAACCCATAGTGTTTAATTCAAGTGAGAACGTAGTCTCTGTCGAACTAAGGGAACTCGTCTTAAATGTGATACCGTTATCTTGTTCAACACCCGTACACTTGAATGTGATAGTCAGATAGTCCTCTGTCGGTGATTCATCAAAATACGCTGTCGCATAGTTGCTAGTTGTGGATACGATACCATCCGTAAGAACGTCCTGTAAACCACCACCGCCACCGCTTGTGTACGTCACATCGGCAATCTCTTGTCCGTTATAAATCAGTTTTGCCATGTTCGCTC